GCTTAACTCTTTGCTACTCAATACCAACCCTTACGATTATGATGCACTAATGCTAAACATGGTGTTATATATCTATTTTCTATATAACGTAAGCCCCATTCTACCTGCTTAAACCCATCAACCTTTGATAGATACTTAGATCTGCCTTGTGGTATCCCTATATGTGATCCGTTACGAGCTTTGGGATTCCACCGACTTTCCCGAAACCACAGCTCATCCAAACAGTAAAACTGATCTAAGTCATTTAATTGAATAAAGGCCCATTGACGATAATGATTTGTTTTGTTTTCTTGAGATTCAGCTATATCAAAGGCAAAGATTTGTGCAACAAATAGAGCAAGCCCAACTAGCGTGCACCTTGCGAGCTTTCCGCAACGCGGCTCGCCTTTTCGCCTTTGTGGCGAATGCGAACTAGAGCGTATCATATCGAGTCAAATCTAATAGCAAAACCGCAGGTCAGACGGCAAGTCGAAGAATGGCACAATGTCATATTGATCGATCCAGTTGTCGGCAAATCCTGATTCACTCATCTCTTACCTGCCCATCCTGACCCCTTAAACATGATTGCTGGAGCTGTAAATACTCTGGTCATGGCAACATAACATTTAGGACAATTCATACCCCCATCATCCTTTTTGTAAGTCCTATGAACTGATCCATAAGTGCCACAATCATTACAGCTATATTCATAAGTTGGCATTGTCATATTCTCCAATCAACAAACAAGTATGACAGGGCACGCCATTAAATTGCCAAGATCCACAACTCTTGCACCTGCTAACTGAGCCATCACTTTGATTTATTTTTTCAGCTTCATTTTTAATGCCCACGCAACCACAATCTTTGCATTGATAAATGGCAAATCCTTTAGGTTTGTTTTTCCATTCAATCTCAATGTAATCGGTGTTGCGTTTGCAGCCATTACACTTAAACTTCACGCTTAATCAATTCATGACATCTAAAGCATGTGCCATCTTTGAAAACTCGATCATCTCCACACATTTCGCATGTAATTATGGATTTGACCAAGTGAGCGCCATTGTCATCAAGTTCAACTGTCCAACCTGAGCCATCAATAAATGCTATGTATCCCATTATTCACCCCCTTCAAAATACCAAAGTCCTTGAGCTGTCATCTTTGCCCACTTAGCATGATCTTTATTTGATGCCTTGCAAACATAGCCATAGTAAGGCTTGCCTGTCTTAGCCACACCTTGCTTCAATATATGACCAGCACTACAACAAACAGGTGGCTCAGCTGGTGTGGATTTGCCTATTGCATCAACGGCTTTTTCAATGTTCCAAAGTTGTGGATCTTCTTGCTTATTTTCAACTTCAAACGATTGGCGTAATGCATCCTCGACAGCAGCTGATCTACTGCCTGGACTGCCATACCTGCGTTTTTCTAACTTTTGTTCGTATGGGTTTTTTTGATCAGCTACAACTTTCACCATTTCTTCTCGATTAGCTCTTGGTGCTTTGTGGCCATCTACTGTTGTTGAGTATTGAGGCAATCCAGTATTTGTGATAGCCCTTGCATAAGCAGACGTTTCCGCTTTTTCTATTGCAAATTGAGTTTTGACGCTTTCACCAGCTAATCCCATTACCCATGGATTTGCGTCAGCCCACGTACGCCACAATTTAACTGTTACGTAAACCATTCCATCAACAACTTGCCAACTACTTTCTTGGCGCATATCAGCATTGTCTTTAGCAAATAATTCAATACGTTGCTCTGCTGTCATGTAATTATCTAAATTAAACATTAATCTTGCCAATCTAATGCGCTATCCTGCATGGCTTCATGGCAGGTTTTTGATATAGCAATATACGCAACTGCGTCTTTGTAATTATCGTCAAGCTCTGGACTTTCGACTGATCGACTGATTTTGACCAATGCCATACACATAGCCACTTGGTTTGACGTAATTGGATAATGCAAATAGGCCGACCATAACTCCGCAATACGACTGTGTTGACTGTGCGGATGGCCGTAATGTGCGCCCCTTGCATGGATGAGATCTGTTGCATCTGCAAATAGTTGCTCAGTTTTTGTCATAATCAAATACCGACTCTGATCTCAATTTGCGTATTTTTTCGTAATGCTCATTAGCAGATTTCCAACCGCTAGATCTGCCAGCCCAATAACCATTTTGATAATGGACATCAATTCGCCAGCTGTAAAGCATGGTCAATATCAATCCGATACTGCCACCTATAATAAAACCTAACCACCATAATTCAGCCATTTGTAGCCCTACTTTCTGCACCACACTTTGTGGCACAGCTGTAGTGTGCTACTTAGATCTGACTTTGTTAGGTATTTGTGGCCAGTATTTAATAACGATCTGATAACAAAATCAGCCGTAGGCTTTGCCAAGTGCTGTGAAACTGCCATCCTTGTTAACAGGTATCAGGGTAGGTGTAAGGCTTTTACCTGTGGCTTCTAGTATAGCAAACCCCATCTGCCAATTTGCGGCATAATAGCGCAAATAAGAGGCTTTCTGCCGATTCATAAGGTTACCTACCTCAACCCCATATAAAGGCCTGTAATGGCTTCCTATGGCCTCTGAATAGGCACTCATGCCCAGCCTATGGCTATGGCCAGCAATAACTGACTTACCCCATTTTTTGGCTAAATTCAGGGCTGTAATTCCAGCGTGCTGAGACATGTTGCCCTCATCACCATGAGCCAGTACCCAGCCAGGATGGAATTCATAAGCTGTTTTGTGATAGGTCATGCCCATTTCAGCAAACCCCATAAACTTAGGGTATTGCAGCTCAGGCAGACTGATTAAGCCAGGTGTTTTGAGTAAAGTGCTATAAAGGCGATCGCTATGATTACTGCGGATAATATGCATCTCTCGGCTGTACTCTCCGAGATCCCACAGTATTTCTTTACATTGTTCACGATCAGCGTGAATGGTCTGCTGATAAGCCAAAGGTGTTTTTTCAGCCCAACGGCTAATGGTTTGAAAATCGATCTCATCACCAACGCATAAAACCTCGTCAAACTTTTCACGTCTTGCAAGTTTAATAACGTTTTTGACAGCTGCTTCATGATGGTAAGGTACTTGTAAATCGCTGATTACTAGCCAACGCTTAATCGTCATCCTCTTCTGTCGGATCAATAATTGGGATAATGCCGCCATCCCCAACAACCCAGTCAGGAAATGATCGTCTTTCAGTCATAAGCCAAAATGCATGTTCAGCACTAAATCCTGCTTTTCTAGCTGCTAAATAACATTCATGCAAAGCCAGGTAATGCTGATCTAATTTAGACAATGGCTCAGGTGTTTTGCGTACTCTGCGCCTATTGACTTTTTTGCGCTTACGTGTATTAGCCATGTTGTAATTATTGCTTACTTATGATAATGAATAAATCATCAACACGCTGTTCAAGCCTTGTTAATTGATCTTTCATGCTTTGGCCACCATTAGGTCGCAATTCATTCAGCCAGCCTTTAACTAAAAAACGTAATCCGATCAGAACGCTTGTTAGCACGGCGCAAACGCCAGCGAAAAAGCCAGCCCATTCTCCAGGACTCATTTGGCATTTACACCATAATCAGCTTCTTGTCCAGATGTAGGATCAATGGCTTTGATTAATGGCCCAACTAAACTGGCTAATAATGCGGCATAGGCTGGGTGCATGTCAGCTGCAATAGCGAGCGCACACGCAATTCCACTAGCTGCCACAGCTCTTAAATAAGATTTAATTGCTGCTTTATGTTTTCTTGATAGTTTCATATCTTGCCCCCTAGTAGTGGTATATCGAAAGGTCTGCCATCTCTGTCGCCTGCTTTTGTAAATGAACAATGTATGTGTCGCTTGTGTGGGTTAATGCCACGATACCTGCGCCACTTAAAGCCCATAATCTTTGATGCTATAAAGCCATTATGGATTACGTAAGATATACGTTTATCGGTTTTAGCACAGACTCGGATTTGGTCAGCCAAATATATTGACAGCTGCTCGGATGAATCCAAGCGAGAATCAACATCAATGGCTCGGACAATCCCATCTGCGTCTGGATTATGATCCGATTTGCTGGCGGAATGACGAGCATCACCAATCCACCCATCACTGGTAGTCCTGCGATCTGGATACCAGGTATCAATCTGGTCTCTTAACGTAACTCCAGCAGCACATAAAAAAGGTTTAGACATAATTTTGAGCGATTGTGCTACAACCCTAATGCTGTTAAATCCTCAACAGTTAAACCAAGTGCTGCCAGTTTAGCCTGTGCTACTGCTTTTTCTTC